GGCGGTTTTCAGCACTTCCAACTTTTCCTTGGTGGCAGACACCGCATCTGCCAGCAGCTTATGCTTCTGCGAGAGCAGTTCCGTGTTAGTCGGATCAAGTTTCAACAGTTTCTGGACATCTTTCAGTTGTGTCTGCGTACCCTTGATGTCCTTGTTGACACCTTCCAGTGCCTTGGACAGTTTGGTGGTATCGCCGCCGATCTCAACGGTGATGCCCTTGATTCTGTTTGCCATGCGGTTTCACCTCCTCCGTGAGGGCATGAAAAAAGCAGCCCCGAAGGACTGCTCAGTGTATATTTATTGTTTCACAATCTTCAGTTGTTTTGTAAATACTCAAAAACAGCATCGACAATTGAAGGGTGCCATGCATCGGCATCAAATACTTGACTACTGTATATAGTGTACTTGACACCTTCTTTTGAAGTGAGCCAATGATCTCCAGAATGAATAAGGATGCCCATTTTCTCTAAAATTAAATTCAAAGCATGAACACTTTTGACATTGCATCCCATTTTCTGAAGCCTTTTGACAACTTCAATCTTATACAGATCTCCTAAAGCATTATACGGCATACAAATCATTCCTCCCCTTAAAAGATGTTCCGGTTATTTTTTATCATGAAAACTTACAACATATTCTGATGGAACGATTGTCGTGTCAACCTTTCTTCCAGTATAGAAAAATTCCATCAATTTGGCGAATTCTCGAACCTCTTCCTCACTGTCCTCAACAAAAGCCTTTTTATTATGATTAAAGAACGCTTTTGCCTCTTCCATTGTTTTATAGGTTGCTTTCAGATTTGTCGATATTGTTTGCAGAGAATATTGGTACATATTATCAAAGGCGATAGTTGGAATTGTAATCAAGTGAGACTTATTATCCTCAACCCATTGAGCTGCTTTTTCCGGTCCGAACTCCTTCAATGTAACTAAAACCAGTTTATCAATCAAAATGATATTGTTGCTGTCATTAGCGTATAAATAATTCAGAACCTTATACCGGATAATAGGTGGAAGCAAAGAAAAACAACTTACAATCTTTGTATTTGCGCCAAAAGGATGCTTAGAAAAGAACTGAATAAATAAGCATGAAATCAAGTCAAGTAAATGATCATGAATTTTGCTATAATCGTCCTTTGTGATCTGTGCTCGTACCTTTGAATGCGAACAAGAATTTGCTGCATAATAATCATTTGTATCATTCTTAACAGCAAGAATACATTTCTTAAAATGATCGCCGTAAGTGAGTGCTTTTACAGTTTTTAATACTTCTTTGTCACCGATTGTCAGCTGATCATCTGGATTAAAGTCAATCAACTTCCTTACTATTATCTCAGAAAGAACCCTCATTTGAGCAATCTTTCCTCGGTAAGAAGAATCAACATAAAAAATATCGTGCAGACAGTCCCCAAGAATATAAACATAATCCTCGTCTCTGAAGTTGCTCATATTACCACCCCTTAGTTTCTTTTCCTTTATTATACTGCATGAAATAGAAAAAGTAAAGAGGTTATTTAGAAATTATCAAAGTCTGCCTGTCCAGCGACTTCATGCCAGCCGTCATATTCGTCATTTTCCTTTTCCGTGAACATATCATTCACGACTCCGATCGTGAGCAGATCAAGCTCTGAGAGGGACAGCCCGATCTGCACACATCGGAGAAGGAAGAGGGGTGTTGTCATCGGGCGGTCAGTTTTGCGATGTTTTTTTTAGACTTGACCTGCGTTTCTACATTTAAGCCCCAGAGGTCGATCAGCTGCGGCAAGATCTCATAGATGCTGAACGTGTTAAACTGCTCCAGCCACTCGTCCGGTGATGCCGGAATGACTGCATCGGCGTGTTTTGCCATGATGTAGGCGATGTTCTCAAATACCTCAAGGCTTTCAATGTCCAGTGCAGAGGATTCCTCTGTATTTTCTCCCACAGACTTTTGCAGTGATGCAAAGTCCTGATAAATATCTCTGCGGAATTTCAGACGATACAATCTGGGAACTGCCGCACTCGCCTTAAAAGGCACTTCAATCCCATCAATGGTGATGTTCTTCTGAATTGCCATACTGCACCCTCCTTACGCTTTCACAGTGGTCTTGGAAGCCGTTCCGGCTGCCGGTGTGTATACGTTCTTGTACCAGCCATCATAAGTAGAAGCATCTGTGGATTCACAGGTCTTTGCCTTTACCAGACCGTTTGGCAGAGCCGAAGCTTTGATAGAAATGGTTTCTGTTTTTACTTCCTTGCTGTCCTCGGTAGTCTGTCCCTCTGTTGCTGGACGGGAGGCGGAACAGCAGTAAAGAACATGGCGAATCTTCCGCTTATCTCCGGTGAATTCAAACAGCAACGCAAACTGTGATACCTCATCATCATTTCGTTCCACCAAAACACCGTTGCTGTCCAGGATTTCTCCCAGAATATCCGTGGAGAAATCTGTAGGGATCAAGGCGATTTCCAAATCACCTTCATAGCCGGAATTGTTGGAAATTACGTAGTATACGATGTCGTCGGCATAAAAATTTTCGTTTTCGCCGTTTGCATCAATGGAAATGGAAACCGCACCCGGCAGACGCACCGGATCCACATAGACCGGTGTCAAATTGGCTCCGCTGGCATCGGTTACCCAGTCCTTGATTTTAGCGTAATGTACATTGGTCAAACCGAATTTGACTTTGTTCTTTTTGTTTGCCATAAATATACCAGCCTCCTAAAATCTAATGTCGGCATACCATTCGTTCTCGTGCAGCATCCTGCCTCGGACTCAGGCATCCGTTTCGTAAAGCACTTCATAGAGTTTTTCGGACTCTATCCAGACTTCTGATTTTGTGTAGTAAATCTCATGACGTTTCAGAACCTCTTCGATCTGATTTTCCAGTTCAGGATTCTTAACATCTGTGTAAAGTTCAATATCCAGCATCTTAAAGCTGAAATACATGGAATTATCCGCTGAGAATGTATTCTCTCCAGGAGATAAGAACAGCAGAAAAGGCGGTGCAGGGCTTTCTCCCTCGGCAAAATGATGGTAGGCGAAAGGCAGTCCCATTTCCTCCATCATTTCTGCGATTTGTTCGTAGGTCATGACAAAGCCCCCTCAATCAAATGCTCCAGCAACTGTACACCGTTTTCTTCCGCAGGAGCAATATGCGGTTTCCCAGATACCCGACCGCCGCCACGCTTGGCGTGTCCCTTTTCCAAAAGGTGTGCCAGTTGATACCTGTTTTTAGAATGTACTGTCATCTCCAAAGAATGACTGTTTTCGCCAGTCTTTTTCGTTGCCCAGCTTTTTGCATATTTTCCGGTGTCCTTCGGGGCATTGGCGGAGATTTCGTTTTTCACTTGTGTAGCGGATTTCCGGACAGCCTTTTTCATGGCAGTATCTGCAAGGTCTGCATACTCCTGCAAGCCCTGCATGATTTCCTCTGCAAGATTGTCAATACTGGTCATTTTGTCCTGCCTTTCTGGCTTCTGCAGTAAGTTTCAGATAATCCTTGTGCAGATAATCCGGTGTAACACTGGTGATGTTGTATGTGACATCTCGAAACAAGATTCGGCTGCCTGTTACAGACGGCATCCAGTTTCGACTTTGCCGAATGAGGAATTCTAGTGTCTGTGTCTCTTTGGTCACACCAGCGTCCGTATGCTCTGCAGAAGATTTCAAAG